GTAACCTGTCGCTGCAAAAAAAGCCCCTCTGAGCGTGAACCCTTACTGCTATTGCAACGCCTACATGCAGCAACCATATTTTCATGACTAATTGGGTCACCACCTTTGGCTATTGGTATCACATGATCCACAGTTGTAGCATCTTGACCACAGTAATAGCACACATAACCATCGCGTGCTAATACCTGTAATCTCACACGTTTATAATCTCTACTTAATCGAGGGTCACCACGTTTACTACTCAATGCCAACCCACTCTCAACCAATGTTCCCATGCCCTACATGTATCACCATGATACCTATGGTCTATGTACTTAAGCCCATACTGTACCTGCTGTATAGGACTCTTATCATATATGAGTGGATTCTTTATCTGTGGTATTCCATACGTATGGTATTTACCAGATAAGTTACCTATTGCATAAGGGTTAAATGCTGACTCTTTGCCATATAACTTAATCAAGCAAGAAGCTTCTTTTTGATCTAAAACTAATCTAATATAATGCTTCGGTTTAATGGCATCTATTGAGCCACTTGATGCGTGACTCATGGGTAAGCATAGAGATATCCCAATAGCGAGTGCTACCGAGCAAGCTACGCCTTTCAGGCTTGCTCTGAGCCCCTGAAGGGCTCTAGCCCGTAGAGTACCATGACTGTCAAACTCATTAGTATAAGTGCTGGTCAGAACGCGTGTCGCTTTAATTATCTGTTGAATAAAATCCTGAGCCTTTGAAGGCGATATTAGGAACTGAGTAAATCTTCTGCATCGAGCTGTGGCAGAACTGGCAAGTAACTGTATGTGGTTCATGGATTGATAACTCCTTCTCGTAGCGCAAGTTAGCCTCGCATTCCTCGTTGGTACATTCAAATTCATAGATTGGCATTACACGTCCTGCATGGCACATTAACCAACTTCCACGATCCACACGATGTGCATCTCTCAGGTTCTAATTGTACCGACTCTTGCTGAATATCGCCGTAACCTGCTTTGAGCAATAGTTGAACCAAGTCACCAAACCGCATGAAGGCAAGATACTCGGCAGCATCTTCACCCTGACCATTCATACGACACACCACAAACGGCAGCTCTTTGCTAGCCGCTCTCTTGGTAACTTGTTTCAACCACGCGAGAGGCTGGAACTCTGTCCTCGCTTTGATTTCACAATCGAAAGGCACATTGTGAATATCTTTACCAGCCCCTCTACCGACGCTAGCGTTCTCCCACCATAGAGATAAATAGGATTCGATTACTCTTTCGGTGCGATAGCCTCGATGTTTCCTGCTTTGGGACATAGATTAGGTTATGCCCTTCCAGCGGAATTAACTACGCCGCACTTGCATGTCCAAGATTGCTGCAAGTAACGATTCTTGATCTGTTGAATACTTGGGTGCTCATTACACCCTTGGCAGATAATGGCGTAACCCATATCTTGTAGAATCTGTGCTGAAGCTCTTATGTGCTCCATTGCCTCATCATCTGGGAACTGTTCATATTCATTATCTTGGTTCATGAAATATAACTTACCCATTGCGCTTACCCCATGTGCCATCTGATTTAATCTCGTACCAGATTGGCTCACACTTATCTGTGTCTGCACCCGGCATGCCTGACGTCACTTGATTGACACATCGCCAATGACCCCACGCTTTACCCGCCTTGCTCACACCATGTTTCCATATTCGAGCCCCATGAATACAGCTCTCGTCTGGCATTGTGCCTCCAAGTACGGATTTCACCGTCTCGACTGCTGTTTCCATTGTCTGAGGTGCTGGTGATTCCCAAGTTGTCCATGGATCATCTGCCTTTGCTACTGGTATGTATTGTCCAGAGGTGTCTGCCATCTTAGCCTTTACTTCTTCAACCTTAGCCTTTACCTCATTTAGTTTCACGACTTTTCCCATCTCCTCTCGAGATGCTCGTTTACCTTTAGTGGCATATCCAGCGTTAGCCAAAGCACGACCGATTGCAGACGTCTCGCAATTCTCAAGCGCGCTAGTAGCATTAACCCCTCGACCTTGTACGGTCTCCTCAGCAAGCCCAGTAGTCCATGGTCTTGAGTCAGCTTCTGTTCTGTAAATAGAAGCCTCAACAATAAATCGTCCAGAAGTATGTTCCAAGAGCTTCGTGTGAATTTGCCCATCTTTGTGATCCTTCCAGAATTTAATTAAGCGTTCTTCTACTGTCTCGTAATCTTCTAAATTAAACATAGAGATCGTTCTCCTCCGTGTGTAGCATGCCACTCAGCGCAAAGTACGCACAACCATCGACGAAATTGTCTGACTTTGCAGATTCCATGCTTCTCGCGACTTTGACCAATGCCAAACACATCGCCACTTGATAATCTGTAACTGGCATTTCGAGGTATGCGCTCCAGAGTGAGGCTGTGCGCTGCATATTGTCGCTAGGGTGACCGTAATCAAGTCCTCTGTCTTGGATAGTAGCTCTCGCTTCGTTGAGGAAGTCTCTAGCATTCATCGACCCACCTGCTCGAGTGTGCGCTGTGACTTGCGGTAAGCGATACGACCAGCAATCTTGCCGTGTTCGTGTCCTTTTGAGTAGCCAATCAAGAAGCCGAAGAATCCAGCTGTGATTGCCATAAGTAGTAGTGCGTGATCTATATTCATGTGAGCCCTTCTGTACCCGTATTTCGTGTACGGCAGAAGTATTACAGCAGACGGAGGCGACAGAAGCCAAACTTTGATAACGAAACGATAACGATTTCGTCCACAGTCTCGTCACCGAAGTCAGGTCTAGCGAACCCGTCCATAGACTTTCCCTTGAACGATAAACGTGCCGTTCTTTTCAATGTTTATAATGTCCACTTGAACCGTTGATCCGTGCACATACATGATGGCAAAAGCTTGCTGCCAGTTAAAAGACCCTGTAGAACCGCCGTAGAGAGCCTTCTTATAGTCCATGAGGTTTCCCACCTCTACACCGTGCAAAACCCGCCCTATTCGCCCTCCAGAGGCTTCTGTGAAGGCACTACGCCCCGCTCTGTGAGTATGTCCTGAAATAACGTTCTTTCCATGCCTACGGGCAGCTTCTAGGGCTGATAGACCACCCAGTTGCTTGATAGGCGTATGGTCTCCATGTACTGCAATCCAGTTGGGAGCAATAGCCATGGGAGTCTTATGGAAAGTTATGCCTAGTTCATCGAATTTCATGAACTTCTCAAACCTGAGTTCCGGCAACGATAAGAAGCTTGGAATCTTCTTCATGATTATGTTGTAGATGCGGTCTGTGTGGTTAGATCGTATGCAATCCGTGACGCCAAGTTCCCAGAGAAGGTCAACGCACCTGTCTCTGTCATCACCTAGAGTCTGTTCATAGGCTTGCGGCGTACCTTCTGACCACTTGGATATAGTCTGAAAGTCAATCTCGTCACCAATCGTGACTGTCTGGTCTGGCTTAAATTTCTGTAGGAACTTGGCAATGTTATTCACGACATGCACGTCCTCGAAAGGCACTTGCAGGTCTGAGAGAATCACAATTCGCTTAATCGTCGTCCTCGTCATCGTAGGGGATATTGTCTATTCGATTGGGAAGTGAGGGCAGAATCCAATCGGGATAAGCATCGCGATCTACGATAATTGCAAGAGCAATATCTACAGCAAAACCGCTACGGCGTAACGCTTTATACATTTCGTTCAATGTAATAGCCCACGAATCTAAAGCGTTGTAAGTGTCTAGGTCAATGACCCTTTTCTTAGCCATGGGATAAGTGTTACTTACCTAACATCTCGATAATGGTATCGACACGCGCTTCTAATCGATTAACTTGGTCTTTGATTGAGCCGCCGCCATTGGGCTTGAGTTCGCTGAGGTAATGCTTAATCATGAATTGTGTATATGTAGCCATACCACCAAGAATGCTGACAACAGCCACAGCCCAAGCAGCAAAATCACCCGCGCTCACCTTTTGGGAGTAGCGTAACCAAATACGCCAGCGACGATTGAACCAAGGATTGAGCGGTAATCTAGCGAGAAGTTCGAGGTTGTACCCCAGACTGCTAGGAATGCTCCGATGCTTAGGACGATTGGGTTCTTCATTCTGTCTCCTGATCTGGGATGTCGATTTCTTCTACGATGTTGTTATTTGGCTTGGTTTCGTCATAGCCGCCAATGCCGTAAGTAATTGACTTATGCATCACGCCGCCCTTAACCAGACATAAGGTGTAGAAGTATTATTTGCTAAAGTGCCAGCGGTAGCAAATGCTCCTGTTACAGAAGATTGTGAAAATCCTTGAACTAGATTTCCGCCAAAAGTGCTTGTTGTTTGAAATAACATTACATTTGACAAAGATGATGCTACAGCAGCTCCAAAATAACTACCTATTGTTGCAGCTGTTCCTTGTTGGCAAAAAGCTAGCCAATATAAGCCTGGGCTTAAAGATTGACTTATAGTAATTTGATAATTAGTGTTTACTGCACTTGGAGATACTGTGCCTGCATCTAATAAAACAGTTGTAGGAAGTCCATCAGAATCATTATAAATGCCCATTCGGACAGTTGTAGAACCTGTAAAATCTGCTTGAGTATGCAAAGCGATTCTATCAAATGTGGTTGTTTTAGAAATATGAATTGGTTGATAATAAGTAGTTTGATGAGCCACAATTGATTTGAACATTCCGCTAATTGGTGATCTTACATAAAGACCTGAATATGGTCTAAGAGTGGGCATTTTTGTAATTGCATTGTCGTAAGCAGTCTTGACCGCATTAGGAGTAGCAGCTGTTGTAGTCGATGTTGATGATGTTGAGTCTGTCAGCTGTAGAACGCCCGCAGCTGATGTAGAACCAGCTGATACTGAAAGGTTGGCAGAGGTAGAAGTGCCAGCATTGGTAAGTGGAGCATTGACCGCTATGACTCCTGATGATCCAGTAGCCCCAGTTGAACCTGTACTGCCAGTTGCTCCTGTGTCTCCTCGAGGAATAGTAAAATCAAAAGTTGCAGCTGATGATGTACCTGAGTTAGTTACCGACGCTGATGTTCCCGCCGCGCCTGTAGTTGTGCTACCGACCGCGATAGTAGCGGCAGTGCCGTTTGTGCCGTTAGTGCCGTTAGTGCCAGCATTACCTGTATCACCTTTAGCACCTTGTGGGATAGTAAAGTTAAATACAGCGGCAGAAGATGTACCAGAATTGTTTACAGAAGC